AGGGAAATACACCAGCTTCAAGAAAATCAGCAGTTTTAGAGTTTAAAGAGAATAGCGCTATCAGTATTGACGATATTCAGCAGCTTTTAACCGCATACCCTAAAGCAACACTCATTGTTAATGATAGTGGCGAAGGTAAACTTCTAGGACAGTTATTAAAGAAAAATGGCATTGGGTATATGCCTATGCATTGGGGCGGCGCATGCTTCCATAATGACAACCGCAAGCAATATGTAAATAAGCGCGCACAGGCCTATGTTGGCTTGCACCGGGCAGTAGAGCAGGAAAACTTTAAAATTTGTCAGCTGCATAATAAAGACAAAGTGCTGAAAGAATTTTCCAGCATTCAATACAGCGTCGGTGAGGGTTCGCGGTTTAAAATCATGCCGGTATCTGAAATGCGTGAAATGGGGCATGATGCTCCAGATATTGTAGATTTGTTTGCTCAGGTATTTCTTGAAAATACGGAATATTCATTGGAACTGAACACGCCAGACTTTCCAAGCACCGCTAACAATAACCCTAGTGATCATCTTAGGTGAGTTATGGCAATTCAATTTTATTTAACAAATGCAGGCAAAGCAGCAGTGCTTCATGCGGAAAGCATGGGCCTAAGCATTGCACTGTCGCATATTGGCGTGGGTACGGCGAAATATAATCCTCAGACTGCATCATCCAGCACGGCGCTTGCTGCTGAGCTGGAGCGCTATCCGCTCAATGGCGGGAGTGTAGATCCGGTATCAAGAACGCTGCGCTTTATTTCAAACATTGAGCCGACAGTCACGGCAGACTGTTTTGAAATCGGCCTGTTTACTTCTAAAGGCATTTTATTTGCCATTGCTGCAACGGAAGGCAATGCACCGCTAATCCGCCTGGTGGCGTCCATTGTCTGCATCGCCACATTCGGCATGAAGGTTGAGGATATCAATGCTGATCGTCTGGTTATCCAGTTAGATCCGCACGCGCCTGTATCCGTTGCGCTGATGAATCAGCATTTAGCGCACTCTAATCCGCATCCGCAATATCCGTTGTCCAAAGAGCTGGCCAATATCATTTGGCATGTCGGCTCATGGCATGGCACGGGCTGCACGCAATATGATCCTTCCATCGCCTTAAAGCCGCTTTTCGGCTATGACACCAGCTGGATGCTGCTGCCGTATCTTCCATATGGGGTAGAAGATATTAATCAGCCTGTTGGGGCAATCACCGGTGTTTCTGCAGGGTCTGCGCTGAAAGCATTCACAACCCGTATTTGGAGGCGCCTGCGTGACGGAACTTCTGCGCCGGCGTACAGTTTAACTGCGGATAAGGCCGTGGTTGATGAAGGCGGTAAAGTCACCTTCTCTTTGGTGACGTCAGGACTGGATGCAGGGACGCCGGTGGACTGGAAGATTACCGGCATCAAGGAGGATGATATTGTACCAAGCGATTTAAGCGGGCAGTTTATTGTAGATGCCGCAGGAAAGGCATCCTATACGGTAGATATTGTCGAAGACAATAAAACCGAAGGCAATGAGATTTTAAAATTCGCCTTAGCCTATATTCCAAATAAGCAGGCCTCTGTATTTATCATTGATACAAGCAAATACCCGGAAGGCAGCACCACATATTATGAAGGAATTCATGAAATCGTCATCCTGCCAAATCAAACCGTGAAGTTCCACCTGCATGGCGCTATGGGCGGCGGAGGCGGGTCAATTTGGTCGGGGTCTAATGACTCGGCTGATGGCAGAAATGGCGGTGATGTATCCTGTACGATTGATACATCCATTTTAACTGCTGGGGGTGGCAAGGCCGGCACGGGCGGCGTATGGGGTAATGGATCTTCTTATCATAATGGGCAGCCAGGCAAAGGAGGGACTGCCTCAGCGATTGATGCTGCCGCTATTTTTGAAGACGTTGAAGAAACGGCGGGCATTAACGCTACCACTTACGACCGCTGGGGAACTCAGAAAGGGGCAGAAGCGCTATCCTCTATTCTTGGCCAAATGCCTGGAGGCGGTGACGGCGCAGCGGGCTTAGGTGATGAACGCTGGTCTTATGGCGGTGCAGCCGGCTCCGGTGCGCGTGTCAGGGCAATCTTTACCAACATTACCAATCAGCGGATTATTGCCAAAATTGTTGTCGGCAAATTCGGTGAAGGCTGGAAAAGCTGGGGCAATGCGGGTGCAGACGGCGGGATCGGCTTTGCGATTGTAGAAACCTACAACGATAACATTGAAGAAGTTGCGCCTCCTGTGCCGGCACTGACTATTAAGAATATTGCGCCGGTTACAGATCCTGCGCCGGAAGACAAGATTACTGTCCATGGCACCATTTTGACTAATGGCATTGCCATGCCTTATCAAGTCAAAGTGAAAGTTGGCAATGCAGCGGAAATCAATGCTGTGATTAGTGCAGAGCAGAATTCAGATGACAGCTTCAACTGGTCAGCCGTCATTGGTGTAGGCGCATTGACGCAGAATACGGCGCTGAAGGCTTGGGGCAATGCCAAGCACTTAATTTACCCGGATCTGATCAGCGACTTCAGCAGCCCTGTACAGAAAACAATAGCCGTTACAATCACGCCGGAGCCGGAGCCGGAGCCGGAGCCGGAGCCGGAAACAGGAACGGAAACAGGAACGGAAACAGGAACGGGAACGGGAACGGGAACGGGAACGGAGTAACCCCATTTTAAAGCCTTGCAGAAATGTAAGGCTTTTTTTATTGGAATCGTGCGGCTGCTGAGCCCATAACCCGCTTTAACATGCACATTAAAGGCCTGAAGTTCACTCAACATGATTAATGAATACCGGAACGCCATAAGGGATCACATCGCGCGGATGATCGAGCAGGGCAAGCTCAATCAGCTGATTGTCTGGGACATTCAATCCGATGAGGCACAGGACCCTTCGCTGCTCAGCCTAAGGCTCTATGGATCACGCCAGCATACTGACGTTGTTCAAGTGGCCTGCGGAACCAGCGGCATATGGGAAAAGCTGCCGATGAAGCGTATAGCAGTACCGCGGATTGCAGACGTGCTCAAGCTGCGCCGTGAATTTCTGTAATGGAGAATACTCATCATGGCTAATCCAACGCCAGACCAATTGCGCCAAGCGCACAAGCAGCTGCAGGAAGCGCTGCGCAACGGCAGCCTGCGCCGTGATCTGCAGGGCCGGCGCAGTGCGGACAGCAAGCAGCGCGGTCAGGCGGATAAAGAATACAACTACGATGAATTCGGCCGAAAGATTCCCAAGCCAACATTCCTGCGCCCTGAGCATATCGCAAATGGTGAGGATTACGATGTTGAGCGGGTGCTCTATACAACGCTTGGCCAGCAGAAAGGTGAGCCGCCCAGAAAGATCACCCGCGAAGATATTATGGCCTTTAAGGACAATATTGATCTTTTGCGGGAGCAGTATTCCAAGGGCATCACCATTCAAAACATCATCAATCTAAGCCATGCCGATGATATAGACCGCGCCAATGAGCAAATTCATCTTGTCGTGCCGCTCAGCAGAAAAGACAGCCTTGTCCATCTGATGACGAATGCCGGGCCGCACAGCAAGGTCACGAACCATCATATTGAAATTGAATTCAGCAGCTTCAGCGCTTTAATCTCAAGCACCGGCCAGAACGCGGTAAACCAGGTCAAGCGCTGGCTGGCGGGCGGAAAGATCAAGTTTGAATGCGACTGTGAGCGGCATACTTTCTGGTACCGCTATATGGCCACAATTGGCGGCTATGGCTTAGGCCGTAAAGAAAACGGATACCCGAAGCTTAGAAACCCTTTGCTGTCAGGCGTTGCGTGCAAGCACGTCCTCAGAGCTGTGTACTGGATTCAATCGCCGTCAGGCATCGAGTACCTGAAGAAAGAAGTCAAAAAGGATCGAACCAAGCAGCTTAGCGTGCGTAAAAAGCAGACGGACAGGCAGATTCTGGCTGAGCTGGATCAGCAGGTCAGCGCTGCAAATAAAGAAACGGATGGGAAGATTCAGCCCAATATCAGAAAGGCGGAACAGGAGATGATCCGGCGCGCTGCAAAGGTGGCGAAGAAGCATTTTGCAAAACAGCAGAAGATGGAAAAGCAGGCTCAGGATGCGCTGGACAGAAATAAATATGCGGAATGGCGGAACAGCGGAATTGTGACAGATGAAGTATTTCAGGAACTCATGCGGAGATTTAAATAATGCTGAATAGTGCAGTCAACCACGTTGCCAATGCCCGGCACATGGCCGCGCGCCGTATCGTCATGAATACTGTGGCCAGCATCCCGGCGCAGGTGTGGCGCAAGCGGATTGTTTACAGCAATCCGGCTGACGCCGGCAAGCCGGCAGATCCGCTGTCGTTTGAAGCCAATGCGCTGTCCATTCAGGATGAGCCGAACTATGAATACGACCCCATCGGGCATGCTTTCGTGCTGGCTGACAAGTTCAATGGCGGCTACATTCATAAAAACAGCTCAATGAATAACCCTTCGGATCTGGCGATACTGGCGCAGATTGAAGTTTATGACGCGGATCTGCCGACACTGGCCGAACAGCTGCTGCAGATTCCTGACATTCAGCTGAATGAGGGGGATTTGCTGGGCATGATGATCTATGAGGGTTTTATTTTGTGGTTCGAGATTGTTGGAATCAGCGGCCAGACCCTGATGTCGGACTTCGGTAAAAAGTATGTATTGAACCGCCGTGATGAGCTTGGGCTTGATCCGGTGAAAAGTGAAGTTGAATCACGCACACAGTAATTTTTTAGGGCAGCAGGTATGACATTTTTAGTTTTTAATGAACAGCGGAAGAAGGCGGGTGATGCGGAAATGGCGGGGCAATGCACCTCAGCAATTTTCAATTACCAGGTGATTGGATCTGGCGCTGTTGTTGAGTTTTCGGGAAGCAATAAGCCGGATGCAGATCCAGCTGTGGATCATCACTGGGAGCCGATTGCGACGATTGCGGCCGGCACGCCGGATTCAGAACCATTCCGCCAGCATGCCTGGGACAAGATCCGCTACAAAGTTACTGCTGGCGCGGATGTGGAAATCTATGTTTCCAGCGGCGTCAGCGGATAGGGCATATTTTGGGGAACATTGGGCATTTATCAAAAGGTTCATTATAGCTATGCAGGAAAAGATTAAATTAACGGCAGGAATGCGTGAATTAGCGCGCCAAAATGCTTATAAGTTTTTTATGACGGAATCTGAACTTGAAGTACAGGAGGTATTCCGCCATGCCTCATTTTACGGCAGCAATGTTACACATGCGGTTGTAGATAAAAATGCTTATTTCATGGATTGCGGGCTTTTGAGCGCTGAGTATCAGGCAGATGGCGGATTTTATCTATATACGGGCTCTGGGCTGATTTCTCATGTAACGGAGGGCAGCGGCTGGCGTGAAGAGTTTGGAAAATTGCTGGACATTTTAGAGCTTAAACTGATTTATGAGAAAACCATGAGAGCAGTAAGGCTTGAGTTCACTGTAACTGCATAAAAATCAGCTTAAATGTAAATGAATAAAAGCCTGCTTAACCGCAGGTTTTTTTATGGATTGGAAATCCAATTGGAACTGCCCATTTTTGCAGTTTTTCCGCCGTGCGAATCTATTTCCATCAAAGATTTTAGACCCACACAGGTGAAAAAAATATGTCCCTAACTGATGCAGTAAAGCAGCAATATCAGGCGCAGATGCTCGCAACACAGCAATGCCAGAATTATTTCTATAAAGACGGCGAAGAAAAAGGTTTTGACAGCGCCGCCGGCATGCCCGAAACCCGTCCTCAGGCATTGAATGACCTGCTGGAAATCCTGGGCTTTGACAGCGCGGCTGATATCGATGGCGCAATCAAGGTGGGCATCAGCCAGTATCAATACTGTCACGGCGGCGACTTGCCTCATCCGTCAGTTATCGCTTCTGCATTAAGCAACGGTGTGGCGATTGCCAAGAAAGTCCGCAGCTTCAATCCTTCAGCAGCCCAAGCCTACCAGAGTCTGGAGCAGGGCTTTGATGACATCAGCAATACGCATCAGGAATCCGTGAGCATTGTGCCGGCGCTGTCCGTGACGACCATTGCGACAACGATTGCATATGCTTCCCCGATTGTCGCAATCATTCCGAACAGCAACGGCTCGAATGAAGTGCCGATTGTTGCTGCGCGCTTTGTCACTGACCGTTCGTTCGGCGCGATGGACAAGCATGATTATCTGGATGGCGTGCAGGCAGCGAAGCCGTATGCTGAAGGCCGTTTCCGCTTCGCGCTCAGCAATAACGGTTCAGGCAATGTTTATGCAGTAGTGGCTCATACGCACTATGCCGACTATGCTGCTAAAACACCGGACACCAATGCGCCTCTGCTGCCGTTCATTGGCGGCAATGTTTCGATCCGTATCGGCGGCAAGGAAGTCGCGCATACCCGGAACCGCAGCAAGTCCAAGCTTTCAGGCTCAATTGCAGCAATTGCTGAAAAAACCGCAAAAATTGCCGGTGAAAAATATTCAGTAACTTCCAGCAGCATTAACCTGGATACCAGCGAAATTTCAGTCACGCTGAACAAAGAGCTGCCGGCCGGCGCAAAGATTGAAGCTTGCTTGATTGCTGATTTTGAAGCCCGCGACAGTTCAAATAAATTCAAGCTGGAGCCTGTTGGCGTCAGCATGGAGCCTGAATATGAAACACTGCTGAGCGCTCCGGTCGTTACGCAGATCCGCGCCTCAAAGCTGCTGGCGAATCAGATCTCCAACGAGCTGAAAGTCGGCTTTGTCGGCACGGCTTTAGGCTTGATGCAGGGCAAAATCTATTTGGAGCAAACCATCCGCCTGCTTGGCGAAGGCAAAGAGCGCGCAGCTTACAACGGCCGTGAGTTTACTTTTGACGCTTCGCGCGGCGTAGCCGGCAACTTGGCCGCCGCTTACAACACTTCAGGCGACCTGTTCGGCGAGTTCATGAAATATCTTGAAGCCGCGAAAACAGGCATTGTGCAGGATTCAGGCGGCGCAACAGTCGGTTTTGCTCTGTACGTCGGCGACAGCGCCAAAATCTTCTTTGCGCAGCTGTCTTCAGACAAAATGCCGGTTAAAACAGGCGCAACTGCGGGCCATGGCCAGATTGTGCGTATCGGCACACTGGCGGACGGAACCAATGTTTATCATGTCCCAAGCTCCGCGGGTGTGCTGACTGAATCAGGTCAGGCCTTTGAAATGCTGCTGATCGGCCGCGGCAATGAACCGGTCCGCAATCCATTTATCGGCTTCACGGAAATGCCGCTGACCGTCAGTGAGGCCGCTCCAGATCCGCGCGAGCAGCTGATGGCGCTGATGGGCTCTCAGGCAGCAGAGCTTAATCCGCTGGACCGCTATGCAGACCAGTTTGCATTGATCAACGCGATCAATATGCCAAAACTGAAAAACTAAGAACTTTACAGATTAAGGCGCAGCAATTGCGCCTTAATTCATTTTCAATCAGATAATTGGTGGCATACGATGACTCAAATTGATTCAAACACTCCAGCAGCCGGCACTGCTTCAAAAGCTCCAATCAAGCGCGCTGCAAAAACTAAAGCTTCTGCTGCTAAACCTGCTCCTAAACCGGCCGCGCCTGCTGATGAGATTCAAAAGCAAGAGCTGACCTCATCACAGGCTGAATTGCAGGAAGTGCAGCGTGATAACGCTGGCGGGAACCAAGCAGATGAACTATCAGCTGATGCAGCTCCTGCTGCGGAAGCCCATAAAGAAGCAGTTATTGCCAAGCGTGATGATGCGCTGCTTGTAATTGTTAAGAATGCGGGCTTTCAGACAGTCTTTGAACCGCTGTCCAAGACCTCCGTCGGCCCGGGTGAAACGGCTGAAATCCGCTGCAACACTGGGCAGTTTAAGCGCGATGTGCTGAACAACCTGAAGCAGTTCATTGGACTGGGCAAAAAGCTGGAGATCCGCAATGCATGACTTTGACGGTACGAATCCGCTGCTGGAAGCGCTGGGCGATGAAGCGGCAATTAAAGAAATTGCTGTAACCAATACATCGCCCTTCATTATTGTTGAGCCCTTAACGCAAGTGCGCCTGCTGCCTTTTGAAAAGACGGTGATCCGGGTGAAAGGCAAGGCTGCATATGAGCAGATCACGGCAAATATCAAGCAGCTGAATGACCTGAAATCCGAAGTCTTGTCAATTGAAGTTTCTGAACCTGAAGATGATCTGGACAGCCTGCCTTGGCTGTCATCGCAGGATCAGGCGGTATTCCTGAGTATGCAGCTGATGGAATTGAAAGGCGGCCTTCAGCCTGCTGGAGTAGGCACAGTAGTTATATTCAAGTATATGAACCAGAATACTGAAAAGCTCCGGGCGAAAATCGGTTTCCATATTGGCGGAATCTATTCCGACAAGGAGGTAGTCGTTGAAGTTGGCGGCGGCGAATGGGAATTTATAATCCCGGAGCGCAGCGATTATCCAGACGGCGACTACCCTATAGAATTTAAATACGGCGGTGAAGATTTGCTTAATACGGCATTTTACCTTGCACTTGTTCCGTTTTTTGCTCGCCCGTACCCTTGGGTTGCCGCTGGTGACGCTGTAGTTATCCACGGTGTGCTGGGAGCTGACTCGCAGCCGCTGCACGCGGCCAAGTATGGTGATCAAATCTTCATTGATGTGACGACAGCAATTGCTAAGCCATCCCGTATGGCTATTTCACTGGCTGGGATTGACGGCGATTACGAAACGGTCATCTTTCCGGGCCGTGACCGCATGCTGTTTATTCTTCCTGAGCGTGTTGAAACTGGCGATGCAGCCAAGACTATTTTGATTAAAGGTGAAGCGGGCGAAATCCTTGGCAACATTCCGGTTTTCAACATCATGAATGCTGCCGTGGACGAATCATCACTGGAATTCGGCGAATTTAACGGATTCTTTGCATCTGGCGTGAGCGGCACAAGTTTGTTCCCGGCTCAGGCAATGACGGACTGGACGCAAGTCAGTTTAACCCGTAAAGACGGCAGGGGGCTTGAAGAGGGTTCTGCAGATGATGCCTTCCCGCGCACATTCAGCGCAACTGAAGGCGGCGCTGAGCCAGTCTTTGATATCCGCAAGTCCAGTTTAGGCGCGCCGAATGGCTATGCCTATGAGGTGCGCTTGAAAGACGGCAGTCCGATCACAGCCCATAAGCCGATCCATCTGAATTTTACAGCGAATCCGGCAAGTGAGCATCCGGCTGCCAAAACACTTGACGGCTCTGCTTATGTCTTCCCTGATTCATTTACTGTGAAAGTATTAGCGCCGCAGGCGAATGAATGGACTCATTTTGGCGCATGGAGCAGTGAAACTCCATTGGAGCTGACGGATGAGGCTGAGCTGTCCATCCGTATGGAAGGCGAGCCAGAGGGCTGGATGACATTGGGACAGCCAAAATTCATACTGGCATCCGCTACAGGGGAAGAGGGCATCAGCATTGATGCTGAAACAGGAAAACTTACATTCGCCTCACCAGCGGTTGTTGAAGGCGCAGAAGCAAATCATATTGAAATTCAGATTACTGTGCAGCCGGAGGGTATTGCCGGATTTGCAGAGTTTGATGCATTCTTAGTGCTGCGCCGTACTGCATAAACAATCAAAGCGGAAAAAAACCCTGCAGGCGCAGGGTTTTTTTATTGGAACTCAGCAAAAATAAATTTCAGCGGCCCTGCAAAAATACAGATAAGAATTTTGCCAAGGCAGCAATAATGATTTTAAGTTTGGAGCAGCAGGGCGGGCTGTCAATTTCCCGCACACATCATCCGGCAGCAGTCTTTAATCTCGACTTTTCAACACACAGTTTTTTATCTGAAACCCAGCTGGAGGTAGCTTTCATCAGCAAGGCAGCCAAACCGAAGCTGTCAGATATTCTCATGCGCCTGCGGATCATTGACTCAACCACGGGCGATGAAGTGGTGAAGGTTCAGGGAACGCTGGATGAAGACCCGGACAATCTGGCTTCTATTGTCGCCGTAGCGGATGCCTCAAAGGCCTTTGAGCTGTTCGAGCTAATGCTGGAGGAAAGCCCCGCCGATATATTGGCTGCCGTCATGGATTCTGATGCATTCAATGCGTCCAACAGCCTAGGGCGCAGCAAAGTCATTCTGGATTTGCCGGATGAGCTTCCGCCGCCATTTGATGGCGATGAGGTTTATACCATTCTCACTAATCTTGTGGATGCGCCGGCCTATATCGCGCTGCCGCAGACCAATGACCTGCCGCTGTATGTTGCAGCACTGCGCGCCGCGGAAAAGCTGAATATCCCGCTGGATGCTGAGATTGATCCAACCATTACGCCGGAACAGGCCGCAGAGTTCGCCTTATCCATGGATGCGCAGTCGCACCGCGTTCAGTTTATCTGGTCCCCGAATCTCTGCCGTCCGCGCGGTGCAATTTCATTAAGCGGCCGCAAAATTCCGGCGACGTACATCGGGCAGTATATCGGCGACAAGCTGCTGCGCAATGCGCAGACCAATGCTGAAGGCTATGCGCCGCTTCATGTCGGTGTGGCATGGAAAGACTTTCCATTCCGTAAAAAAGCCTTGGAACTCCGCCCGGATGTGGTCCTGGATGAGCCGGCAGAGGAAATGCTGGCCAAAGCTAAAGTCAATGTTGTGCGTCCGATTAAGTTTAAGCAAGGCGTGCGGTTTGTTCTCAGTGATCTGCTGACCCAGCGCCAAAGCAAAAACAGCGCACTGCGCCTGGTGACGGCAGCAGAAATTGCTATGCGCACTTCCAATGAAGCGGTTGCAATTCTTAAAGAGCACATGCTGAAGCCGACCGCGGGCTATTTGAAGGATGCCAGCGAGGATATTGATAAATACCTGTCAGGCGCTGTGACTGCCGGCTGGCTGAAGCCTGCTGAGGATTTGGGGGGCAAGCCTTATGAATTCCGCTTAACGCCGGATAAAGATTATCCATTTGAGCGCGTGCGCCTGTATCTGGCGCGCCGCCCTGAAGGCGCAACACGGGCAGCAATTTTTGATGAAGACGTTTTAGTTAAATAATTTTAAGCAGGTGAATAAATATGTTTGGTTCAAATAATCCATTAAATGCAAAACCTCAGGCTCTGGTTCTGCGCGACTTTGATTCAGCGGCAGCTGAAATTAAAACATCTGTTTCAGCATTGACCAGTTCTGTCCGTGAAGAGCTTTCATTCATTGAGCATGTGCGCGGACTGGCCCTGAACATTGTTTCGGATCTGGTGGATGCGGTCATGGATGGAAAGCTGGATGAAGGCGAGCTGCCGTCAGACCGTTTTGACTTTCTGATTCTGGAAGCGCTTGAAGGCGCAGACGATGATGAAGGCACGCTTGAGCATGCTTTAGCGGCTTCGATCAGCGATGCGCTGGCGACATTTGGCGTGGACGATTCCGTCATTGAAGAAATGTTCGGTGATAATGTTGAAGCCGCGGACGCGGCCATTGAAGCGGCTGCCAGCACAGTGATTGCCAATATGCCGGATGACGGCGATCCGCTCGATGAGCTGGCGCGCGAATTTGTATACGGCGAGCCGGATGAAATGGAAAGCGGCTTTGACAGCGCGACTGGGAAAAAGCTGTCCCGCGGCCAGATGAACACAAAATCATTTAACGGCAAGAAAATCCGCTACAAGGCGATTGCTGCGATCCGCCATGGCGTGAAAACAATCGTGAACAAGCGCCTGCCCGGACAGAAAGTGCGCTTATCCAGTGACCAAAAGGCCGGCTTGAAAAAAGCCCGCCTGAAAGCCGTATCAGCAAACGCGCTGCGCAAGCGCATGAAGTCACTGCAGAAAGGCAAAAAGATCGGCCTTTACAAATAAGGCCGCCGAATAGACAGTTAAAAAAGACCGCATCTGCGGTCTTTTTTTGTTGGAACTCAGCGCTTTTACATACTGCTGCCCGTTTCAAAATGACGGCATCACAGCATATTTGAGAATAATGATGCGTCAGGTCAATCCTGTTTTACTCAATCAGCTCCGCGCTGACTACTTCGCCATTCAGCAGCTTGGATCACCGCTTTTAGCCTGCCAAGGCATGCTGGTTCCTCAGGGCATGGAGGATTTCCGTTTTTTAATCAAGAGCTGCCCGCGCCCGATTGTCAGCAATGAAGATCCGGCTGAAGTTCAATATGCCGGCGGCTTTACCGGAATCGCTGCCGGCTTGCCCAAAACCCACTACACAGGCAATCTGCAGATGCTGGTGACGGAAGCCGGGCATGATCAGATCTTTGCAGACTGGCTGGTCGCAAATGGCGGAATTATCGACTGCGACTATTATGACGGCCGTGTTGACAGCTACTCCCGCGCATATTCATTGGAAAACTGCGCAATCCGCTTTGAAATGGCTGAATTTGATACGGACAGCCGCTCTCAAGTCATGACGGTCTCTTGCCCGATTGATTTCAACTATTTCGGCAACTTTGCCGAAATCGGCACGAACGGCACCGTAATGCCCGGCCACCGCCAGATTGCCGGGGTTGAAGGGCTGGTCAATCGTGTGCAGAAAGTCATCAATACCGCTCAAGCCGCGACAAATGTTGCCCGCAGCATTGGCGGCGTAGCGCGTCAAATCGGCAAGCTGTTCGGGTAAGCGCCATGCAGCTGCTGCCGAAAGACGGAACCGGGAGTTTCAGGGCGGTGGCAGGCGCAATTTCTGCGCTTGCTGCACTCTATTATCAGAAGCTGGCGCTGAAGGGCTATTCACTGCTGCTGGAAGACGTTGAAACCGCCTTTATTGAAGAAGTGAAGCGCTATGCCGGCTGGCAAAGCCTGACATGCCAGAAATCGGCCGCCGCGCCCATTGAGATTGACGGAAACTTAATTCTTGAAGCCTTTGAATGGGTCATCATTGAACCGTGCGTGAAGGCGAACTGTGACCTTATTCAGGCCTCACTGGTAGAAGCATCGCGCAGCATGGGCGGGGATGGCTTCGGCATGACGGTCAGCGAAGCTGAACAGGCCTATGAAGCCGAAAAAGAGAAAATGCCGAAGAATGCTTTTGTGCAGCCACCCTTCAGCTTTAAAACATTGGGAGGCCAGTAAATGCAGATTGTCATTGTCGGCTCGAATAAGCTGATTTCAGCTTCAGAATTGATGCTGGCCACGCTGCGCACTGATCTTGTGCCAGTGCCCGTCAGCCTTGAGTTTTCGGTGAAAGCGAACCGGGAGCTGGAAGAGCAGCTGAAGCCGGGGGCTGAGATCCTTGTCAGCGATATCAGCCATCCTTTGGAAATTGTGCTGGTGCAGCCGGTAAAGTCCCAGACAATTAAGGATGACCGCCGTATCGGCGCAATCTCCTGCATTGCAGTTCTATCTGGGTGCAAAAAGCTGCTCACGCATGCAGAAAGGGCTGCAATTCTGGAGCAGGCTTCATTTAATTCAGCCATCCGCGCGTGCGGCGCAAAGAATATCCGCTTAGGGGATGATTTGCCGCTGCCGGAATTCATCTGCCTTAGGGGCCGTTTGCCGACTGCGCGCCTGGCGCTGTATCTGCAGCAGGAGGCGGCGGTTATCTGTTTCCGCAGCAATAAGCTCTGCGTGCTGAAGCTGGATGCGCTCTTCAAGCAGGAGCCGGTGATGAAGCTTGATCCCAGTGAAGTGCATTGGCTGAGCAGTGACCAGAGGGAAAAGCTCCAGAAATCGTCTTATGTGTCCGTTGAGCAGGACGGTTCAACGGTGATCGGCGATGACACCGCAACAGCGGGACAAGCCGTTATTCAGAAAGCCGGGCTGGATGCGCGCCAGCTGAAGAATCTGGAAAAGGTGCTGCTGCCGCGCGGGGTGCTTCAGCGTTCCCTGAGCCTGCAGCTTTCAGCAGGCATGCTGGTAGAAATCAATCAAATCAAATATGTGATCTTGACGGCTGCCCACCAGGTTGAAACAGGTGCGGTAGGCGGCAATGTCGGATCTGTAACCAAACTATGGCTGGCAAGTTTATGAACACTACAAAAATTTTAGGCGAATTCATCAGGGCAATATCCGCGGGCAGCTGGGTCATGATCCTAAGAACCCGGATTACATCGCGGTGCAGGACTGCTTGGATACTGGCGTGCCCAGCGTGCAGGTGCTGCGCATTGTCAATGGTGACAACCAATGCACAATTGCTCCAGTTGAAGTCAAAGTCAAAAACTTTATTGAGGATGTGGAAGGCAAGGAATATGCTATTTTTTATAGCGTTGATGGAATGCCTAGGCTTCATCAGTTGGATACTGAAAGGGTTACATTTCAAGAAGGCTCATATCTTAATGTTGCAGAAATGCTCAATAATTTTTACGGCATTGATAGAAATATTTTTAAGATTCGATGTGAAGCACCGGATTACCAGGTTTCATGTAAAGTCCGGAAACAGACTTATCCAATATATCTTCGTAAGGCTACAGGCTATTGGAATACGCTGCCGGCCGCTCAAATTTCAGTAGTCTATAAGGGCGTGACACATACACTGGATACGCCGGCGGGGAACTTTAGCTATACTGGAGACCTGTACGATTACATTATTACTTTGTTTGATTCACTCAAAACATTTCTGCAGGGGATCGGGCTTGATGGTTTTTTAATCCCGGATGAGAGCTTTAAGAATGGAACAGGCACATCATTTAATGCCGGCTATTTCCCTCAATTCAGAATTGAAGCGCCAGATGGCGACTTATCTCAATTTTCTATCAATTGGGAAGGCACAAACGGCTGGCTGCTTGATGGATACAGGCAATCAAATGAATGCATGACACACTATTCACTTGATGAGGTTTTTAATGCTGATACCTTATTAAAATTCAGCACCTATCACCCTGCTAATAATGAAGAAAGCGAAGAAGAAGAAGGTGGAAGCATTGAGCTGGAGCCGCACAAAAGCAGAATTATTTTTGATGCATCAACTGCAGATAATGGCGGGTTGCACAATATTCTGCAAGCAATTGGAGTTCGTCAGGATATTAAGCTGAACGGCTGCTATATCGGCTATACGGAATACCAGTAGAGCAATAAAATCCGCTTCTGAACTGCACCCCGAAAGTTGGGCACTTTTAGTCTAATTTGGAGGGTGCTTTTCTATGGCTAAATATTCATAAAAATTTTAGGCGAAGCAGTTGGCATTCAGCGGTAGGCGCAAAATATTCTGATTAAATGTTGACTATGTCGCAGTTATGCGACATAGTTGATTTATAAGGTTGAGGCATTAGGCTACAACCACATAACTGTGAGACAGAAGATGAAATTATTTAGCGAAGAATTCTACGGGAAAATCAAAGAGGTTGAAGTTGAAAAGGAATCTTTGATAAAAGCGATTCATGAAGGGCTGGACATTGTTGCAAATGGTGGTGAAGTCCTAGAGTTTTGGGGTAAGCGCACATTCAATGGCATGGCAACTTTTAAGATGGATTGCAGCGAAGTTGGTGGTGGTGATTATAGCTTCCATGTGATTTTTGACGCAGATAACTTCCGCTACAAATCTAGACCGAAAAACACAGTAGTTGAGCTTAATGAAGAGAGCTTTGAGTTTGTTGAAAATACAAAACAGACAGATATTGAGGCTGGTGAATAGTGAAGTTGATCGCTCAAATTGGGGAGGCGCTTTACGGCGATGGATGGGTGTCAGCTCTGGCGCGGGATCTAGGCATTAATAGAAAGACGATTCAGCGCTACGCGAGTGGCGAGTATGAAGTTAATCCAAATCTCTATGCTGAATTACAAATGCTTTTGAATAATCGTGCATCGCAAATACAGCAAGTTCAAGCCGAATTAAATAAACTTACTCAAGAATATGGGAATCGTGCAATGAAGTTTCAAAACAATGAATTAACTGTAGAAATTCCAAATGCTGCAGAAATTAAGATTGATGGTTCAAATATCGACAGCGCAATAGTAACGCCAGTTGTAGATAATGGATTTAAGTTGGTATCTGTAAAGGCGAAATATAAAGAGTCACAAAATAATTTTGTTTTAGAGGTGTTGTTTAATGCTTTGAATAAAAATGGCGATTCTATCCTAAAGACCTCAATTTTCCACTTAAATAAAGAGTTTACAGATGAAGAGGTTTGGGGGGCAGTTGATTCAATCCCGGTAAACATTGCAGATGAGAATTCACCTGAAAAACTAATTATTAGAGTTTATGTGATTAATGACACAACAGTGCTACCGAACGGGAAGGACTTTAAAAGAGCCTTGGACAAAGTCGTCCCCAGTTGTTTGAGTGATGATTCAAAGGGGCATCAATCCCTGATATTTATTATGGCGCTTCGCGGAAGTTTGCTGCGTATTTTTGGAAAAGAGATGGATATTGCTGGGTATGATACCTCTAACCAAATTAGCAATTTAAAATAGTAGGGAATACGGATTACACTGGTTAATCCGTATGGCCATTTTCGCATGTACAAATACCCGCTTCGGCGGGTTTTTTATTGGAACAGGCATTTTTTACTCATTCCAGCTGAAGCCAGAATAACGGTAAAACTATGGCTGGCAAATTTATGAATACCACAAAAATTTTAGGCGAAGCGGTCGGCATTCAGCGTCAGGACATTATCGACCGCACTGAAGAGCAAATTGCGGAAGGCCTGACAGGCGCCGTGATCTTGGGCCGCTTTAAGCGCGGCCGCGTGGATGCGCCGATGGCCATTCATCAGGGCAACATCCGCGGGCAGCTGGGCCATGATCCAAAAAACCCGGACTACATCGCCGTGCAGGACTGTTTGGATACTGGCGTGCCTAGCGTGCAGGTGCTGCGCATTTCCCCGCGGGATGAGGGGGAGTGATGCTTGCAGGCTTTAAGCGCGCCAAGATCCTCAGCTATAACGCCAAGGGCCGGACAGCAAAAGTCCATATTCACGGGATGACGGACGGGGCCAGTGATGGCCTGACGGCGACTTTTGCGTATCCGGTCGGGGACAGCGACAAGGATACGGAGCGGGAAATTCTAGCCGGGGAAGATGTGTACGTTTTCTTTGAAAATGGGGAAGAGTCCCGCCCGGTAATTGCCTTCTTCAGCAGCCACGGCGAAAACGCGGTTGTGGATACGCGCCGCATCCGGCAGGAAAATATCGAGCTGCTGGCGCGGAGCAGCATTAAGGCGCAGGCCAAAGTGATTGAAGTTGACGGCAGTGAAACGGTCAATATTCATGGCGCGGTGCAGATCAATCTTACATCAGAGGCGAAAGTCAGCATTTCAGCGCCTCAGATCAGCATGAACGGAGTGTAAGGCTGTGGCGCAGTTCTGCATTTCATTTCCGCCGCCAAGCTATAAAGAGCTGTTTGAGCGGCTGAAGGGAATCAAGCCTGACTTTTCAAAATGGCAGGGCCTGATTTCTTCAATTGGCCTGCCGATCCCCATTTATCTGGATATCAGCCAATACTCGAATGAAGTCTCGCAAATGATCCAGTATTGGCAGAGCCGGCTTTCAGTCAACACGCTGATGGCGATGATTCGGCCAATGGCCAGCCTGCTGGGGCAAAGCTTGGCGGATCTGCTGCCTAAAATTCCTTTCCTGAATATCAGTATCATTGAATTGATGGAAATGGATGCAAATGCCCTTAGGCTGCTGGTCAAAGACACATTGAAACAGCATGGCCAAGCATTTTTAGATGCATTGTCCGCCTTTCTGCCACTGCCGATCTATTTCGGCTTGAGCATTCCGTCATTTGAAATCAATGCGGTCATTAAAGCGATTTATAGCTTCAGCGGCGCCGGCTTGATTGAGCGGGTGAAGGGCCTGATCGACCAGGTGCTGAGCAAGCTTGAAATTAATGCCGTTTTAACCTTGCCCAAACTGCCGTCTTTAAAAGAGCTGCAGGCCATGATTATGCAAACGGTCAAGGCAAAAATTGAAGCCGTTACCGGCGCCGTGGCCGATGCCTTTGAAAATGAGTTTGAGGCGGCGAAAAAAGCCGTACAATCTTTGAAGATGGACATAAATGCCGTATTTGAAATGATCCGGTTTCCGCACCTGCCGGCGGTCAAATTCCCGTCCCCGTTTTACCCCGATTTCAGCTGCTTGGCGCTGGAGCTGCGTGAAGCGATGCAAATGTACCTGCAGGCCATGATGATGGCGGTGACGGAGCAGATCGTGGGTTTCGTGAAAGCGGTCCTCAGCATTTTAAATATTCAGTTCCCCAGCGTCTGCATTGATATGCCGGAGAAAGAGGACATTCCAGACAATCCGAATGGAACTTAATACTTTCCGGCATACCCGGTTCAGCCAGAATCGATCCTAATTTCAGAATTATGGCTTCGGTATGGCTGCTTCAGACGTTCTTTCTCTATTGCTTGGGCCAAGCGCCGGCAGCATTCCTCAGCAGCTGGCAAATGGCAATCAGGAAACCATGGCGCAGATGTATGATGCCTTCGCGCCGTTTTCCCTCGGCACGGACTCAACGCCACAAAACCGCAAAAGAACCCGCAAAGAAATCCTCACCAAATGGGAGCAGATGCTCCGTTTCGCGCCTGTTGCCGAAGGCATCGGCATCCATGTCACAGCGGCTTTAGGCGGCGATACCCACAATGGCCAGCAGATCTTCATTACGCCGGCGGAGCGCTTGCGCGGAGAAAAGGGCCAAGCCTCCAAGGCCCAGCTTGAGAAGCTGCAGAAGCGCATCAAGCCCATGGAAACACTGCTGAACAGATACATCACCAAGGTCTGCTCTGACGGCATTTCATTCGGTGATGCTTATGCGCGCATATACGGCAAAAAGGGGAAGGGCGTAACGGACATGCTCTGCAATGAGTATACCCATCCGCCATTGATTCAGGCATTCGAGCGGGGCAGTAAAACGGTGGCTTTCTTTGCCCTGAATCCTAAAAACTGGATGAAGACCATCACAAAGCTGAGCTCAACCCAAATGGTTCGGCTGAAGATGCCCCGCATCGTAAATGTGCCGCAATTTGATTTAGTCGAAACAGGGCTGATTACTCAAATGCTGGAGGGTGATGAGCCGGAAGAGCTGCCGATCCTGCCGGCGATGATCGGCGGCTCATTCCTGTTCGCCATTGAAAGCGCCTATGATGATGTGCTGCTGGCTTTAACCACCATGAACAGCCAGCAGGTCGCGGATGCCGTGAATCAAATGTTCCTGACGCTCAACATGGCCGGCATGCCTGAATCGCAGCGCACGGCCTATATCCGCGGGCTGGAAGGCATGATTCAGGAGCATGAAAAGTTTGTGAGGAATGCGCTGCAGGGCGGTGAAGGCGTATGGAATACCAAATACCATGTGCTGCCGACCTGGGATGAAAAGCAGATCCTGAATCCAGTAGGCGACATTAAGGGCCAGCGCAATTCACCGATCAATATTGAAACTTTCATGATCAATGTGCGCCTGCTGATGGGCGGTTTTGGCCTTGACCCGTCGATGGTCGGCTGGGCAGACATGCTGGCCGGCGGGCTGGGCGATGGCGCCGCCACGCTGACATATTCCAGCCAGGTGATGCGCCGTTCAATGTGGATCAGGCAGTCAGCTGCTCAATTTGTAAATGACGTGATGCACCTGGACTGGGGCTATGCCTATAACGAGCAGTTTGACCAGCTGGACTATCCGTGGCAGGTTGAATTCTCAAGCAGCCAATCGGCAGCCGTCACCGAAGAAAATACCAATAAGCAGACGCAAATGAATACTTCGCTGCTGAAGATTCAGGTGATTAATTCGCTGAAAGAGTCGGATCTTGCTGAAGAAACCATGCAGTATATTTTAGAGAAAGATGCCGGCTTCAATTATGACGATGCCAAGCGCGTGGCTGCGGATATTGCATCTTCCAGACAGCAGGGCGGCGCGGGGTAAGCCATGAGCACTTTTAACGGCGGCACATTGCCGACCATCAGCATGGAAGTGGAATCGCAAGCGCCTGGCGACAATCATTACGGCATGTGGTCCGGGATGCCGATTGATAAGGCGCTGGTTCACTACCGGGAGCTTTACTCATTGGGAACAATCTCCTCTATTCATTTTGGCGTGATGCTGGAGCCGTTTGATGCAAACGGCAAGCTGGCGGAAAATACACTTGAACTGTTTGATCCATATGATTTAAGTCATAAAATCGCTGGGGAATATAACGCTTTTGAACTGGGCCAAGATGGTTTTTTAGCAGGAAAATTAATAGGCCGGATTCCATTGGTCAGCGATATGAAATTGCCTTGGCTATGCCAGAGTATTGATTTGTCAGTGCTGGATGCCCAGTCTGACAGCGCCAATGTCGGCAGCTTTCAGCTGAACTTCCTGACAGGAAACAGCTCAGGTGAGATCTCAATTCCGTTTATTGAAACCCGAAATGCAGCAATTTTAAATAGCGCTAGGGCCATAAAAGCTATTATGTTTCCGCATGGACAAGACGGCGGCACTCAGGCGCTGCCGAAAGACTATCTGATGCGGATGACCATTTATATTTATGACAGGCACAGCTATTCGACCAAGGTGTTTGAGATTCAGCATCTGGTCGCCCTGCAGGCGGGCAGCATCCCGCTTGATGTGGCGAACCGCAACGGCGTCGGGATCGTAACCCTCAACTTTATAAAAATGTTTCCCATGCTGAAGTGATTGGAACAGTTTAGGCTGGCGCAAAATTTAAAGTGACAAAATTGCCTCAAGTACAAAAAATTGAGGCAATTTTTATGCGTAATCTGGATATTTTCAAGCAGCACTGGGCGCCGCATCAGTCCCGCACCGTTGCCGGCTTTGACTCAGCCGTAAACAGCGGTCCATGCGCCATCGGCGTCATTCAGGGCGGATGCCGGACGCTGAATGCGATTGTCACTGAAACGGCCACAGACGATGACCAGTGGCGCATTGTGAATCTGAAGGGCTGGACAGGGAATATTGCGGCATTCGATTCAGTTGCGGTACTGGGCG